TCAAGGATGCCATCCCTGCCACAACACCTGAATCATCTCTATCAGCGCCTCTCTTGAGGGCTCGCGCTTCTCAACCAGCAGTTGCATAACCGCTATCCCGATAACCTGCGCAATCTGCGGGTGCATCTCTGCGAAAAACTCATCCTCCTTCGACATGGCGCTACCCTCTTTGGCGTTTTTTTTGAGCATAACAGCACAATAGGAAAAAATAAATTCATTTAGCTATCAATGATTTGATAGCAATAGCTATCAAATAATATCAATACGTATTGCTATAGTTAATACTCATTGCTATTATCATCTCATCCAAACAACAACGTTGGCGCCGGTGATAGGTAACAACGCTCCGTTAGCCGCGATAAGGCAAAGGTGAAGAGATGATCCGCGAAGAAGACAAGCCTGCATGGCGTAATTTTTGGTTAAAGGTCGTTCCGTTTTTGGTTGCTGTTCTCGCAGTTAGCTATCCGTGCTGGGGTGGCAAATGAGCAAACAAGGCATTCGTTCACTGATTTACTGCCTGCTGATCTGCGGCGTTATCTGGGCGGCGGCGATTATCAAAATTCTGCACGTTACGGGGGTGTTCAATGGCTAACTCAATTCCTAACAACGGACGCGCCGTGATGATGCGCAATCGCCGCACCGGCGCCGCCTGGCTGGTCAGCTTCGACTATCGCGACGGCAGCTACTGGCATGAGCCGCAGGGTAATCTGCGCCACATCCGCCGGCCATATGCTTCACGCAGTATCGAGCCTAACCTGGTACCAGCCGGGACGCATTAACCAGCGCATATCAGCGCACGAATTTCACTGAGCTATCAGGCGGCTTTCATCGCGCCGGGGATTCTTACAACCAAATTTCAGGGGAAACCATGAGCGAAATAATGGATTTAGTCGTCATCGAGAAAAAGAACGCGATGGCGGTTTTCACCAATAACGACCAACTCGATCCGCTTATCGAAGCGATCGAAAAAGAGGCTCGCAGTCTGGTGCCGGACGTGACCACCAAAAAAGGCCGCGACGCCATCGCATCCATGGCTCACAAGGTCGCTCGCTCCAAAACCTACATCGACAACGCAGGTAAAGACCTAGTCGCTGAGCTGAAGGCGCTGCCAAAGCAAATCGACGAAAGCCGCCGCGTTGTCCGTGAACGTCTCGATGCGCTGAAAGATGAAGTGCGCCGGCCGCTGACTGAATGGGAAGCCGAGCAGGAGCGCATTAAGGCCGAAGAAGCCATGAACGCGCTGCACGCTGAAGCGCTGGTGATGAACGAGAACATCGATCTACAACGTGCGATTCAGTACGAAGCGGACCACGAAATGGCTTTGCTAATGAATAAAGATTTTGACCGCGAACAGGCCGAGAAGAAAGCAGAAGCCGAACGCCAGCGCATTGCCCGCGAAGAAGAGATTAAGCGCCAGGCGGAAGAAAAAGCCAAACGTGAGGCAGCAGAAAAGGCACAGCGTGAAATTGACGCTGCGGCCACCAGAGAGCGCGAAGCGATTTTGGCCAAAGAGCGAGCCGAGCGTGAACAGCGAGAAGCAGCTGAGCGTGCGGAGCGCGAAAAGCAGGCCGCTGTGGAAGCTGAACGCCGCAAAGCACAGGAAGAAGCCGATCGCATCCGTCGCGAGGCAGAGCAGCGCGAACAGGCCCGCCTGGCGGAGGAAAAACGTAAAGCCGATGAGCAGGCGCGACGCGAAGCCGACGTTAAGCACCGCAAGGCTGTAGGCGTAGAGGTTGTTAAAGCTCTGATGGCCAATACCAGCCTTACCCGGGATCAGGCTATCGAGGTGCTCACCGCGGTTAAAGACGGCCGCATTCCTCATACCGGTATCAGTTACTGAGGTGCTTATGAACATCAAATGTGAATGCACAGACATGCGCACATCTGTAGGCCCACATAACACGTTAACCGTCGAGCTGGAAGACGTGGTGCTGTCGGGAACAGTTAACAGTCGTGAAGTCCTCATGCAACTGGATTGGGACGTGGTGATCGAATGTCTGGCGGAACATGGCTACGTCATTACTCATCGGGAGATAGCAGCATGAGCGCGGCGGAAAAATGGAATGACGACGAATTCATTCAGCTGATGAGCGATGCGATTGGCGAACGTGATTTCGACGATGACGAACCAGTAAACCTTTCTGCGGAACGGCAGAACCCGGAGATCAGCTGGGATGAATTCGCGGGGAATTTTCAATGAATCTTGAGCTACTTGACGCCCCATTCCCCCATAAGGATATCGAGTGGCGTATTCAGCAGGCAGGGAAAAGCGGATCGTCAATTTGGGCAAAGGTCCTGGCCTATGTCACAAACCGGGCAATCATGAAGCGCCTTGATGAGGTTTGCGGAAAGGCCGGCTGGCGTAATGAGTACCGCGATATCCCAAACAATGGCGGCGTCGAATGCGGAATTTCCATAAAGGTCGATGGGGAGTGGATCACCAAGTGGGACGCATCAGAAAACACGCAGGTTGAGGCTGTAAAAGGGGGACGCTCAAGCGCTATGAAGCGCGCCGCTGTTCAGTGGGGAATAGGCCGGTATCTCTACGACCTGGACGTAGGCTTCGCAACCATATCAGGAGAAAAAGCAGACGGTTTTACTTACGCACGCACTAAAGAGTTAGGCGCTTTTTACTGGAAGCCGCCTGCCCTGCCTGCATGGGCTCTTCCATCGGCGGTTTCAAGCAGTGACCAGTGTAAGCCAGTAAAGCCGTCGATAACCATGGAGGAAGCTGACGATATTCTCGCGGAGTTCTGCCGGGAAATTGAGAGTGAAAACAACCCGGAAGTCATAACTCAAAAATACAGCGAAGCATGGTTCGCTCTGGACGGTTTTTCCGAACATCAAAGCAAATGCCATGAGGTAACTGGCATCCGGCGCAGGGAAATAAAACAGGCGTTAGGAAGCACTGAAAGTGCAGGTGGCAGCCATGAAAGTAACAGCTGAGTCAATCCTGTCCATCCTGCGCAAGGACGCGAGGAACAACATTACGGTATTTCATCGCTGGCAGACCGCAGCGGGCGCCCTTGGGCACAACGCAGGGATAACCCTGAATTTTCATGAACCTTATTACGCCGGGTGGGCGCCAGCACTTGAGATGAAAGAAGTGTTCATCTCGGCGCCGGAACTGGAAATGGTTAAGCCATTCCTGGCCGTCGAGCGATGGGGTAACGGGACGCTTGGCGGAGAAATTTACCGGTTACCACGGGAGGCCCAATGAATAAGCAGAGCATCACACCAGAGCAATTCCGCGCCGTCGCCGGAACCATGCCTGCCTGTCGCGCAGCGGATGCGCTGGGGATTAGCCAGGCGAACTTCTACCGCCTGGCACAGAGCTATTCCATCAGCACAGCGTTTGTCTACAAGCCCTGGAAGCCAGAAGAGAAGCAGATCGCCGCTGAAATGCGCGCTGCCGGCGAGTCGCATAAAAGCATCGCCATGAAGATGGGCCGCAGCGTTGCATCGGTATCCAGGACTTTAAGCCGCATGAGAAAGGCAGACACGAAAAGAGGTGCGCAATGACTGATTACGGCGGATCGAAAACTCCAAAAAATGAACGTGACTACTGGCAAACGCCGATTGAAATTTTCAACGCGCTCGACCGCGAGTTTGGCTTCTGGCTCGATGCTGCAGCCTCTGAGAGTAATGCGCTATGCGCTCACTATCTCACTGAGCTGGATGACTCGCTGAACAGTGAATGGACGTCATACGGGGCGATCTGGTGTAACCCGCCCTATTCCGATATTGGGCCGTGGGTGGAAAAAGCTGCTGAGCAATCCCGGGCGCAGTCTCAGGCCGTAGTGATGTTGTTACCTGCTGATATTTCTACCGGCTGGTTTATTTCAGCCATGCAATCAGCTGATGAACTCAGGCTCATAACCGGCGGCCGTGTTCAGTTTGTTCCGGCATCTGTTACAGGAAAGCGCCAGAGCAACCCCAAAGGCTCGCTTCTGTTTATCTGGCGTCCGTACATCACCCCGCGACACATCATCACGACCGTATCGCTGGCTGAGTTAAAGCGGATAGGGACTCTGGAGGCAGCATGAGCAAAGGGACTGTTATCTGCCTCTGTGATTTAACCGGGAAAATGGCTGAGCCATGGGTCGAAGCAGGTTATCGCGCCGTTCTGGTGGACCCGCAGCACCCTGAGACCTCGATCGACGGTCCTGTTGAGCGCATATCGGCAACCATCCTTGAGGCGATGCCGCGGCTATCTCAGATCATCCGCTCTGAGAACGTCGTCATCGTCATCGGCTTCCCACCATGCACGGACGTGGCTGTTTCCGGGTCCCGTTGGTTCGAGTCCAAGCGCGCCAAAGACCCGCATTTCCAGGGCAAGGCCGCGCTGGTCGCTGAGCAATGCCGGATGGTTGGCTTGGCGGCCGGCTGCCCGTGGGCATTCGAAAACCCGGTGAGCGTGTTCAGTAGCATCTTCGGCTCGGCCGATTACACATTCCATCCGTACCAGTTCACTGGGCTGTGCACGGATGACAACTACACGAAGCAGACATGCCTCTGGACGGGTAACGGTTTCAAGGCGCCGGCAGAGAATATGCACCCGATGGTTGAAGCGGCTATCGACGCCGTGAGGCTGGCCTGCGGCCGCATGGTGCCGAAGAAAAAGGCGATCGAGGCCATATCCGGGACGTCCTTTGCCGGATTGGTGACTGACTGGTATCCGGACAACCGAATTCACGAATGCCCACCCAGCGACGAGCGCGCCAACATTCGCAGCGCAACGCCTCTTGGATTTGCAAAGGCGGTTTTCCTTTCGAATGCACCCCATCTCAACAAGAAGCGGGAGGCAGCATGACGCCAGAAGAAAAGAAAAATGCGCTCAGAAGCATCGCGCGCAGGGCTAACGATGAGGTTAAGGCAAAACGGCGGTCATCTCCCGCTTTAAGTTGCGACGAGATATCACGACCGATCCTCAACGGATGCATGCCGCTGATAAAGCAGCTTGGGTTAACGCCAAGCCATCTCTATGTGGAGATAGGTATTTTGAACGGATATATAAAGGAGCGCTGACATGCCAGAAATCATTGATCAGGCCAACGAGTTAGAGGAACTCCAGCGGGAAGCCGCCATTGCGAAATGTCGCATCAACCATTCGGCGGTTTCGGCTACTCACTGCCGCGACTGCGGGGAAGAGATACCCGAGCGGCGCCGGGAACTGGTGGCGGGCTGCCAGCGCTGTGCTGATTGCCAAGAAGAAGAGGAATTACGCGGCAAGCATCGGAGGTGATAAATGCAGACAATTATCCAGATCGAGCCAAACGAATGGGTTTCAGAGGACTTGCTGATGGCGGTCACTGGGATGAAGCGCGGCACCATTACACGGGCCCGTAAATCATCTTGGCTGCTTGGCCGGGAGTATAAGCACGTTTCCCCTGAAGGAGAGCCAAAGCCAACCAGCGAATGCATGTACAACCGCAAAGCGGTAGACGCATGGATTCAGGCTCAAAAGCAACCATTGGGTGATCGGGCGGTATGAAACAGGTAAACTTGCAACGCTCCTGGACGTCGGGAGGGATAAATGAGTAAAGAATCATACCCAACGGGCGTTGAGAACCACGGAAAGTCACTCCGCATATGGTTCATTTTTAAAGGTAAGCGTGTCAGGGAAAACCTCGGTGTCCCTGACACCGCTAAAAACAGGAAGGTGGCCGGGGAGCTGAGAACGTCAGTTTGTTTCGCTATCCGCATGGGGACCTTTGACTATGCGGCCCAATTCCCCAACTCGCCAAATCTGAAAACTTTCGGCATCGGGAAGAAAGATATCACCGTAAAAGATCTGTCTGAAAAATGGCTTGAGCTTAAACGGATGGAGATCTGCGCTAATGCCATAAACAGGTATGAATCGGTGGTGAGAAGCATGCTGCCGAGGGTTGGCGCGAATAAGCTGGTTTCGTCTGTGACAAGAGAAGAGCTTCTCTATATCAGGAAGGATATGCTGGCGGGGGATAAAGGGTTGAGTGTGGTGACGGTAAACTACTACATGACCACGATCGCGGGTATGTTTCAGTTCGCTGTTGATAATGGCTATGTGAGTGAAAACCCGTTTAACGGCATCAAGCCGCTAAAGAGGGCCAGGATAGAACCAGATCCACTCACACGTGATGAATTCGTTCGCTTCATTGATGCCTGCAAGCATCAGCAAACGAAAAACCTGTGGTCAATTGCGGTATACACAGGATTACGTCACGGTGAGCTGGTATCCCTCGCATGGGAAGACATAGATCTGAAAACTGGAACGATGACCATACGCCGGAATTATACGAAACTCGGTGATTTCACTCTACCAAAAACCGAAGCCGGTACCGACAGGGTCGTTCACCTGATCAAGCCAGCCATTGACGCTTTGAGGAACCAGGCGGAAATGACCAGGTTAGGCAGGCAGTATCAGGTTGAGGTACAACTGCGGGAGTATGGCCGAACGGTCATTCACGACTGTACATTTGTGTTCAATCCTCAGTTGGTTAAAAAAAGTGGCAGCGTAGGTTATCTGTACAAAGCCGATTCAGTTGGTGACTCATGGGATGCGGCGCTTAAACGGTCAGGTTTAAGGCACCGCAAGGCGTATCAGTCGAGACACACTTACGCCTGCTGGTCGCTGTCTGCCGGGGCCAATCCGAGTTTCATTGCCAGCCAGATGGGACACTCCAGCGCCCAGATGGTTTTCAATGTTTACGGCGCCTGGATGGCCGACAGCAGCAGCGATCAGATTGCTATGTTGAACAAGAAATTATCGGACTTTGCCCCATCCATGCCCCATGGCATGGCGATAGGAATATGA